ATGTTCTCATAAACCTCTTGGTTATCCATATCCAGCACGTCAGGGTGCAAATGTGTGTTATAATATTCTCGCACCTGTTCAAAGGTGGGCGCCTCGACGTCATGATGACGCTGCAAGATATGCTCAATGCAACCTTCCATCATTTTAAGCGTAGACAAGCCGAGCAAATCGAACTTAATGAACCCCATCGGCTCAAGATGTCGAACGTTCTGCCCCTCTGCCCATGGTGCTTGGCGTACGCCACCGGAGTTGATTAGAGGCATATTCTTATCAAGATCCTCTGCGATAACGACCCCGCCGGCATGACGAGAGCAAGACCGCACCTGTCCGACTAAGCCCTCAACGTGGGTCTTGACTGCCGGATGCATCGCCAAATACCTTTGCAATGTCGGAGAGAATTCAATTACCTCCTCCCACGTGGGACTATACACACCGGCTTTAATGCCGTGCTTTTTCTTGGCTTCCGGAAGGGCTTCGCGCATCATGATGGAGGTAACAGTGTTAGCCTCTGTGAATGGAATGTTATAAAGCTTTGAGATATCTTTGATTAAACTTTTGAGCTGCAGGGTGTTCCAGTTTGAGATTGGTGCAACACAGTCGGCGCCCCACATCTCGACGAGCTTTTCTTTAAGAGCCATGCTGTCCGACACATCGTAATCAATATCGGGATAGTCTGTGGCGTCCGAGCGCAGGAATCTACTAAAGAGTAGCCCATGCCTAATGGGGTCGACCTGTGTGATACCAAGTGAATATGCAACGAGGGAGCCTGCCGCAGAGCCGCGGCCTGGGCCGGGCAACATCATATCTGTGGCCACATCAACAATCGACTTCATAGTTAGGAAGTATTTTGAGAATCCTCGGTCATCGATAACCTCTAGTTCCTTACGCAAGCGGTCGGTGTAGTCGGAGTTGGTGTGAAGGTTTCGTTCCCTTAAGCCCTCCATGGCAAACTGAACGAGCGCCCGTGTCGCTGTGTATCCAGCCGGCACTACGAACTCAGGGAGACGTACGGTATTATCCGGCAGGAATGATTCGATGCGCTCAAAGGCGATGCGATGAGTTTCTTCAATGCTCTTCAAAATCACCTTATCATCATATTCAACCCCTGCGGCTTGGGAGTACTCTTTATAGCTTTCCCACATCTGATCGCCGTTCTTTGGATACAGTTCGTACCCAATTTCTTCTACGCCAGCGGGCAATTGAGACTCTTCGTCAGCCCACGACGGGCGGCCTTTCCCTAGCCATCCTAAGCGCTTATAAAGCTCTCTATCTTTCCAGGCATCTGGATTGGGATAATGGCTGTCGGCAGTTGTAATGAGAGGCACACCAAACTCTTGTGCGACCTGAATAATATATTGATTCAATTCATGCTGTTCTTTGATGTTGTTCCATTGAATCTCTCCGTACCAGCGATCCCCAAAGATCTCTTGCATATTCATGGTAGTCTCTCTCATTGCCTCTAGAATCGCGTCTGGCCCGTCGTCCCGGTTCTCCCAGTAGTTGCCCGCGTAAACGCCTCCTAGGCATGCTGAGGCGGCGATAATACCCTCATTGTACTTCTTTAGGAGTGCGTAGTCGATACGAGGATAGCGATAAAAGTTCTCGGCTTTATAGCTCTCGGAGACAAGCTTAAAGAGGTTGTTTAGCCCTGTCTGATTCTGCACCAGAAGGACCAAATGGCGCCGGCGCTTTAGGATCGGTTGAGTCTTCTTGCTGTCGCCCTCGTCTTCAACGGTGGCTCCCGATTGTTCATCTTTCTTAATGCTTCTTGCGCGCTTCTTATCTTCCATGGCTTGTTCATAAGCTTTTCTCCACTCAGCAATGGAAGTGGTGAAGTAAGCCTCGCAACCAAAGATTGGCTTAAACTCTTTGCCTTCAGTATGCATCTTTTTTGCATGCAAAACCTGATATGCCAATCCGTTCATGTTACCATGATCGGTGAGTGCAAGAGCATCGGACCCATTTTCATATGCATAATCCATATGTGCCTGGGGATATCCGATGGCATCAAATATAGAACCTGCTACGCTATGTGCATGCAGCCCTACAAACTTAATCTTGGATTTGGTTCTCATCTTTTCTCCCTGAAATCTTAATCCAAATACCCCAAATAGCCGGCACGGCCACGGGGTGCAAACACAGAAGCCAACTGACTGGGGCGCCCGCTAGGAACCACGGATCGACATTCTTGCCGAGCCAAATAAAGAGAAGCGGAAAGATAACATCTTCGATGATCTCCCACCCCACAACAATAATGAACAGTGCAAGGCCATGGTCCTTTAAGGTGTCCATCAGTTTTGATGGGTGCAAGTGATGAAGCTTGTGCCTCAAACGATGGGCAACCCATCGAAATGCTTTTCTCATTATTCGCCCTCAGTATATCCTAATTTACCATAAATATGGGGCTTTGTCAAGCCTTCTTCGGGTTTTATTATAAGATTATTAGAAGCAAGATAATTGCGATATCCATCCCAACTAGAAATGTCATAGTACCAATCAAGATCGATCTGGGTCGCATTCTGTTCGCTTACCTTCTCGAATATTATTTGGAAATTGAAGTGGCGAGCGCTCCATCTCTCGCTCAAAGGTATTTTCTGGGTAGGGTATTGTTGGTCGCCTGAAGGGGGTAAATACTCCCTTGTTGTTTGCTTGTTTACTGAACGTCTGCATTGTTTAAAATCTTCTCCTGTAAATGTGAATGCTAATGGCTTGTTGTCTTTAACAGTCAGACCGGCATGACTTAAAAAAAAGTTGTTAGTCTTGTGGTTAATTAATTGCCTGTGTTGTCGTATATCGTATACATCATATGCTGACATGGGGAAGGAAACATAATATTTATCAGGGGTTATCCATTTAGATATTTTAAAAGCTACTTTCCATGCGGAATATGCCCCATATAAGACGGACCACCCATAAGAATCGCGTCGGTCGCGATCTTTAGGGTGGATAGGGACGTAATAAATAGGGACTTCCTTTCTTTGTTCTGAACTAAATGCTACAGGTTTCTTAAAATAAACGGGATCATAAACCCATTCGCCCACCACCTTACGGACAAGAGGGGCCAAATCATCATTGGCCACAATCCATATGGTATTACATCCAGCCATAGCACATTCAAATACGGACTTCTGGATCGCTGTAAAACCTGCGTTGATGGGAGTTAATACATCTGGTGTCCTAAGATCAAAATCTGTTTGGAGGTTTGCAACTGGAATTATGCCCGCTAAATGTATCCGGCTCACCAATACCTCAAAAGTCTATCGTAGGCCACACAAGCTGGTTCGAGATCCTGGAGCAAATCTTGTTCACTAATTTGCGGAATCGTAATATTAGGGGCTTCCGGTTCGTATTCATGTTTTGGCTTACTTCTCTCGCGGTAAAGGCTAGTTGTTCTAAATTTGTAATGTTTGGGGTTTCCGGCGGTGGTGTAGTCATGGGCAAATAGTCCTTTCATTCCTCTGTGTTCCATTTCGTGGATGGTTTTAAATCTCGCCATAGTTTGAGAATAATCAAAATCAGATAGTTGGTTCTCGCTTAAGATTGAGACAGCACAAGCATCTTTAACAGGAGTATTTCCATCAATACGGTCGGAAGAATAAAACCATATCTCCCTAACAAAATCATCCTCTGTTTTAATATAGTCAATTTCGTGCTTGCCCCCTCTATTAAATGCAATATAATCATAACATATATATCTATCGTCGTCAAGGCTCTTTTGCCCTACAAATCCTGTGGCGTTGTCGTCGCCAAAATAAAAACACTCGTCAAAGGTAAACTCCATTATTTTCGAATACTCGTTGGAACACGTTACTGTATTTCCGTCATAGCGGATGGTGCCGCATAAATTTGAGAGGGGGGAGCGCCCCTCCACTGCTAACAAAAATAGCAACCTTTCCCATAAAAACTCTTTGGAATATCCTACCACTTTTGCTTCGTGGAAAGTCGTTAAACTTTTTGCAGCTCGGGGAATTTTAAGGCACGATAAATCGACATCAGGCTCTAAATAATCGAACCTGAAGGGGCGCCGTTCTTCAGCAAAAAAAAGCGGGTAATTGTTGGTGAAAGCATATAAAACAGCTTTTAGTGAACTACCAATTACTACCTTGTCATATCGGGACAATCTCTACCTCCGCAGACCCGCATTGTTGTATCCTCCCAACTGCCAATTGGGATGCATAATATGAAACTTTTGTTTGTGATGCTGCCACCCTAATGCGTGGCCTAGTTCGTGCTCTATGACTCGGTCTTTCTGGGCGTATTTAGGGTATATAAATATTTTTGCCTTAGCAATGTTGCCAGTTATTTTTTCAGTATAAATTCTAGTTGCGGCCATATGTTCATTATCTATGTTGCCTTCGGGCAATGTTATAATAATTTCGCCATACCGAGGGTGCATACACCCAATATCCTCATCAATCCGTGCGGAACCAAATTCATATCCCAACATTTCCCAATACCTAAGCGCTTTCTGTGCTCTGTGCATCTTGACTTGAGTGGCAGCACAGACGCGGATGTTGGGGCTCTCTCTCCACGTGGCTTTTTGCACGGGGGGCCCCAGAGCAAAAGTATCTATAACCGCCATATCATTAACTTTTAATATTAAAGGTTGATCACCGGAAAAGCAACTCAAAAATAAGGCGAGAAAAAGGCCCATATAATAAATAGGGATTATTCATTTTTAGTCCTGTTTGAGTGTATCTAAAATCTCGATGTCGTGTTCCGTTTCATCCAAAAGAGTTTTAATGTCAAGGCCTGCACAATCAATCTTTTTCTTGCTGATGTGGTAATGACTCACAAAGCCCGAAAACTTTCCATATGCTACATCTTGTACATACTGGGTAGATGTTTTCCCAAATTGACTGACTGGGGTTTCATAGGGAATCCCGGTAGCCCCGTGGATGGCCTTCCACAACGCTTTCGCCGCCTTTATCTGTTCTGGATAGAAACCCAAGAACGGGTCAAGGTGACTACGATGCACCCAGGCATCCTCGATGACGGGGCGTTCTCCAAACCCATGCTTTACATACCATTCTTGGTATTTGGGATAATATGCGTTAGTAATCTCGACTCCCACCGAGGGACGATTGGTGCGCGAAGAACCCGCATGCCATGCTGCGTGTTGCATGTCGAGTGTCTGATATATGGTACCGTCATTATCGATCAAAAAGTGAACGGATATTCCGCGTTTATCAAGCACGCTCTGACAGGATTTTGATGAGAGGCACACATCCCAATGATTCACAAAATAGCGAATCTTGCGCTTAGGGCGCCCGGAATAATCATAAAAATGTCCAGGCTTGGCTTGCATGCCGCCTTTTTCAGACCACAGTACAAACTTGTCCCACTCAATCGGAAAAAACTCACCGTTATAGACGATATAATTTGAATAATGACAATCGTTAGGCTTATAATCGTCTATCTCTGCCTGCCGTTCGGTCCAAAGGCGACGAAAGGTCATAGGCCCGCACAGACCATCTGCATTAAGGTTCCGTACACGCTGCCATTTCTTAATGGCCCTTACAAGCTTGTCGTCAAAATATTTTTCACCAAACCAGTTAGGGTCCCATCCCAGTTTCTTGGCGGAGGCCTCGTTGTAAAAATGTTTGTCCATGCATGGGGCACCTCTTCTTAGCTAATCATTCCAACAACATAATTGTCTAGAATGATATTATAAATAGTTCTGCCAATACTTATTTCCTCAATCATGGATGCATCTACTACGAGCTTTGTGCCCGGTTTTATATCAAAACGAACGTCTGGTGCGCTCGCAATGGCGGCTACTTCAATGTATCTTTCCTCCGCAGCTTTATAGTCATCTGGAAGGACGATCAGCGATTCTGTCGTGTCCGTTTCAATCTTTGTGGGATTAATTAAAATATAGCGATTTAAGGGCTTAAACACTTTCAATCTCCCTTAATATTATCTTTTCTTGAATTTTATATTGTTTTTCTGACAAAAATATATCCTCACGCTTGTCACAATATTTACAATACATAGTAATGCAGACATGTTTGCCTGCGGTGGCGCGGATGGGGTTCATTGGGCGCCAGTAACACTCCTTATGGTGTTTTTTAGCGCATCTTCGCAAAAGAGTGCGCTTTTCCATTAAATGATTAAAGTTCATTCTCGCTCCTAAATTATACATGTATCATTGGTGCAGAATTTGGTTCCTGTTCCTGCTTCGTCGTTTTCAAATCGTTGGATGGGGGTGATAGCAGCACTCATCTCTTCATAAGTTTCTTTGGTTATGGGTTCATAGGGGGCTTGCTTATAGCCAGTCTTTTCATATTTCAAAAAAGAAACCGCCTTTAGCCGTGTCTCGTATAGCTCAAGAGCACTTTTAATCTCTGACGCTTCCTGTGGTTTAAAAGTGACTGTAACAGACACGGAGTTATCCGCCCAATAATATTGATATTGGGCTGCAATTTCAAGTTGCTCCCACATCCCCGCGTCTCGTTTTCCCTTGGTGAAATACGGCTCATGTACAGGAAACTCAACAACAGCAGTGTTGGGAGAATATTGGTCATCTTCAATAGAATAGCCTGCTTCTGACAATTTGTCAAGTAATTCAGAGTTTTTTGAAAATCTAATTCTGCGAATGTAGTATTCGTTTTCTGGAAAATGTATTCCAGGGGTCGAGCCATTCAGCAACGAGACTGTTCCCGAAGGCTTGATCGACGTCATGCGAATGGACTTTGGAATACATAACCAGTTAGAATATTCTTCGTCTAATTGCTTTACATAATCATACGCATTATCACACATTTCATATACTTGGCGGCGCCCAAACTTATTAAATGCCTGTACAACTCCAGATTGAGAGAGCCCAATGCGTCTATTTTTGAGCATCTTGGCATTAGTCTCAGGCCAATGAGTATTAGACAGAGTAATGGTTTTCCCATAAAGATAAGCAATCTTTAAAGTGCGCAGATAATCCTCTAGATCATCGTGCTTTGCTGGGTATGTTTCCACCAAACAACATAGTTCTGCATCTTCTAGTTGTTGTTCCACGCAGGGATTAAACCCCGCCACGTTCATATCATCGTATCGTTCCCCGTCCTTAAATCTGCCACGCGTACGAGCGTTGTTTAACCATATATAGCCGGGCTCGCCATTCTTTTGTGACTGTTTAGCATGCCAAGTATAATCCATCCCCACCACTGCGTTAAAAGAATTATTTGATCCCCATCTGTGGTGATAAAGCTTCTCTTGATCGTTTTTCATTTCGAGATAGCGCGTATCATCATACTTGCCCATGGCCAAAGCCGCCGAACGGCGTACGTTTCCAGCTACGACGCAGCGGCCAATTAAGTTTTCGGTGTCCACAATATCTACAGAACTAATCGGCTCTCCGATCTTTGTGGAATAAAGGTCTTTAAGATTGTGATGTAACTCCTTGAGGGGTTCTGCGCCGCTCGACGTCCCTCCAAAACCTTTGATAATCGCGCCCTTTTCGCGAATTGCGGAATAGTCAAACTTAGGTACCTTTCCACCAAAGAAATACCCATCCAGAAGGGTGTGAACGGAGTCCACCCACCCTTCGCGTGAGTCGTCAATTACGAGAGTGTCGTTTGTATAGGCGGGCTCTTGAAGAGTGAGCGAGTTTGCGCCTTCTGTGTCAAATCCTACCCCCACCCCGACCATCAAGGCATCCATCATCCACGCAAAGAGATAGCCACCTTTGGTTGCCAAATCACGGGTGGACCGAAAAGCACAATTAAATAATCCTGCGGCTGTGCGCTCTTCTACAAACTTAGTGCCCATCATCCACAGGCCGCGGCCCGGTGGTGTCCACTTTAAATTAAACAATCGTTCATAGGCTTCTTTAGCGGTCTTCTGGGCCTTTCCATCATTCCATTCCAACCCTAGTTGGAATACATGTTGCTTTTGCATGTTGAACATGCCTTCTACAACACGACGACATGTTTGCCACCACTCTTCGGTCCCTGTCGCGTCCGGTTCAAATTCATTAAGTCGTCGCGAATAGGTACGCTTAAATGTCACGTAACCAATGGGCCCCCACGGCACCTTGGCCGCTTTATATGGTTCAATAAATGTATCTGATAATCTGAATCTGCGTATATTTTGAATTGTTCTCATTCTGTTTCATTTCCTTTTTCTGAATTTTTCATATTTGTTCTGTAACAAGTCTTTTTGCATGGAGGCACTTAGCGCAACAGGGTTGAGCGGGATGGCTCCATTTGAGGGGGTGATCGAAGGCATAATCTTAATTTTAGCGCTGGAAGGATCCATGAATATATTATAGATGATGCCGTCGGGACCATTTCTATTTTTTGCAATGAAAATTTTCCCCTTATTGTTTTGTTTGTCTTCAACTGTTCGAGAAACGGAGAAAATAAAATCAGCTACAAAACATTTGTTAAATGCTTCAGAAATTTGTTCCATTGTAATGACTTCGGCATTTAAACCCGAGCGATTTGTTTGAGAGGCGGTCCAAACAGGACACTTGAACTCTGTTGAGATGCCGCGAAGTTCTTCATAAATACTTTCCAACTCGATTCTTTTCTCTTTTCTCGCGACTACGGGTCTTAAAAGATCGGCATAATCGACAATAAGCATTCCAGGCTTGATACCGCGCTTTAACAACCTTGTAAGATGAGATTTAATAGTGTTTGTTGATGCGGCTTTAGTGGGATATTCTTTAACAATAAGCTTCCCTTCAAGATCCTTGATCTCGTGATATACCTCTTCTTTAAAATTAATAATATCAGAAAGAGGGTAACCTGTTAAGCAACTATCGTATCTATTCGCAATAATTGTATCCTGAAGCTCTAAAGTATAGTGAACAACAACTTTTCCTTCTTTGAGGGCCTGGGCGCCAAGATGCACCAAACAAAATGATTTGCCGGCGCCCGTCGGGGCAATTACCACCCCAAGCTCACTTTTTCCAAGTCCTCCACCACAAATGTCGTCAATCTCTTTCCAGCCGGTGGTAACAGGCAGCCGATGCTTTGGGACAAATCGTTGCTCAAAGTCAGCCAGATAATCATAACCAAAATTATTATCAGATCCAAGCCTCAATGAATCATTGATGGTCTTGGAAATTTCATCAAACGAGCACGTCTGGAGAAGGCTGACAGACTTAAGCATTGCCTCCTTGAGATTTTGCTTACGACAAAAATCAAGCGACTGTTCTTTGATAAACGCTATATCGGTGCATTCTCTAGCTGTGATTTTAGCAAAGTACTCGCGTACCTGTTTCTGGATGATCTTATCTTCATTCTCCAGATCGGTGCGTATTATTGTTATAACCGCTTCCGCTGATGGATGCGTGCCGTACCTATCTCGATAATTGATAATTCTATCAGTAAAAACGCGAAGATACTCTAACTCTAAAAAGCCTATATTGAGCACTTCGGTAATTTGATCGGCAAACGGACGATCCTCATAGATGATCTGAACAAGGCCTTCTTGAAAGGCCTTTCCATAACGACTAAAAGTTACTTTTTCGTTCAAACCACACCCCGGGCACGTATACTAAATATAACAGAATATGCCGTAAAGTCAAGCAAATTAGCACTCAGAATTAATTTTATTTAAGTGCAGTTCCAGGTCCTTCCAATTCAATTCTCCGAACCCATCATCGCGCATTTTCTTCAAGATTTCTATCTTATTGAAATTACACTTGAAGTTCTCCACAGCATTGCGAACAAAGTCCTTAGACTGCACCGAAAGCATGGGAGAATATAGCTGCATCATCTTATAATTGTGCTCAATTATTTTTTGTCCTTCAAGGATATTGGTATGAAACTTGAGTTTTTTATCAGCTTTTTCACAGTACCCAATAATATCATCAATGGTATAATCTTTCTCCGATCCCAGGAATCCCAGACGTCGTTGGATGCTTTTAAACCCAACTGATCTAATGCCCGGTAAATTATCAGATGCATCTCCGACGAGCGCTCGGGCTAGCGCCATATTGCGGGGATGAACCCCCAATTCTTCAACAATGCGCTTTTTATTATAAACTATGTCGCTTGTGGGGCGGTACACTACGGTTTCCTTATCGCATAGCTGATAGAAATCCTTGTCATTGGATACAATTATCTTCTGCCAGCCCTCATAATGGTTCATTTGCGTTAAATATGAAATAACATCATCGGCTTCTACCTCGGCAATCATAACTTGAATGATGGGCATTTCGTTAAAATACTCAATAGAGCGCGTTTGCTGCCATACGCGGTTTTGGAATTCTTCGTTTTCGGTCAGCGCCTTTACATTGCGATTGAGACGAATGGGCTTGCGTCCTGCTTTATAATTCTTATCCATGGACCGTCGCTTGCGCGAGCCGTTGGGCCCATCCCACACAATCACAATTTCATTCGGCTTGGTCATGCGCACAAGCTTCTGGACGATCTTAAGGGACCCCTTGAAGCCTCCGATGGGCTCTCCATTCGTTGAGAGACTTGGGTCGACGATATATGCTCTCAAGAACATATTGAGCGCATCAATAATCAATACTCTTTTCATAGTTTATAACTTCCTGCTATTTTAGTGTTAATGGTATAGACGACACGCTTTACTCCCACGTGTTTAAGGGCTTCATGGCACATAGAACAAGGCTTAGAAAGCTTATAGTCGCCTTCCCGCCCTACTCTTGCTACGTAGATGGTTGACCCTTCGGTTATGCCGCGATCCATCCCCAAGATGGCTCCAAGCTCCGCATGGAGAGTGGTCCGACCTTGGTGTTCTTTTTGAAACCGCGTTCCAAAAGAGCAATAATTGTTTTTGTTAAAAGATGCGTTTCGGACGGATCCTTTAACGAGCACTGCGCCATGGCGATAATCCGGATAAGACGACTGGTTGGCCATGCGTCTGGCTAGATCCATATAGCGTGCTATCTTGCCCGAATATTTATGGAATCTCTCGGCCCCATAGTCGGACTCGTATTCCTTTACTTGTGTTGTGATAAAGCCCTCCTACAAGCTTATACTTCAGTATACCGCATCGTAGGAGGGCTGTCAAGTGTTTTATTGGGGGTCAGAATAGAACTGATCTGCTGTTCCTTCTCTTCGATCAAACTTTCCAATAACCTCTTCGTCCATCAATTGCAGAACGTTGGCTCGAAAGTCTTCATCCGACCGCACCAACTCCGTCCATTTGGAGGGTTGAAACTTCTTCTCGTACCCATCGGGCATCTTTAAAGTATACCATGCGCCGGCACTGTTCATGTTCTGAGAGCCCTTCACGGCATCAAACCAAGATTCCTCATCGCGGATTCCAATATCCTCAGTTCCCCACAAAATGCGGAAGGCACACGTTCTACCTTGAGTTCCGAAGCGTGATTTCTCCAATTTTACCTTAACTTCGGAGCCAATTCGGAATCCCTTTTCGTCTTCGATAAAGGAAGCTTTGGCCTTGCGACCGGTCAACCAAATACGCAGCGAGTAGGAGTAGTGCATTGCTTTTCCCCCGGGGGTCATATAGGGCGTTGTCATCGCAATGATACGAGCATTGGGGCCGCTGGGAATGTTGGTCTTAAGCTGATTGAGGACAATAAAGGCTGCCTGTTTATCAGCAATCGGAATAATTAACTTCGACATTCCCTTTGCAAGAATACGAGCCTTTACCGCCATCGAAGATTGCGGATTAAAATCTCCTTCTACGTCCGACACAGAAGGTGTTAAAGCAAGAGAATCCCAGATGAATACAAGCTGTTCATCGGTGGCACCCAGCAACTCTTCCACAGTCTCCAAAACAAACTCCACAGAGGCCGCCTGAACGTACATTAACCGCTCTAGGTCGCATCCTGCTCGCTCCAAGAAGCTCGGGTCGATGGCAGACTCAGAATCAAAATAGACAATCATCTTGCCCGTTTTCTGAGCGTTTGCGGCTATCTGTGCTGCGAGGTAGGATTTACCGGTACTCTCTAATCCTGCTATTTCTGTAACTTTTCCGACTGGTATGCCGGCGACCTGTCCCTTGCAAACGATGGAGTCAAGCCAGCGTGAGCCGGTGGGAATCCATTCTTTTACCTTGGTGGGGTTGTCACCTGTCAAGTCGTGCGCAACGTTCCGGCCGGCTTTCTTGTTAACAAGACTCATTAAGTCATGCATTGAAACTCTACCGGCCTTTGCTTCTTTGGCTTTTCTAGCCATTATTCCTCCTTAAAAAAGCGGCACCCTATTTCGACCGGGGTGCCAGCGGTCTCCCACAAACCTTATTTAGTGGCTAGCAACTCATCGAACGCTCGGTCCACGTCACTTTTGTTCTTTCCGTATTTGGTGGTTTCCGTCGAGCGTGATTCCGCACTTCCGTTCCCAGCAAGCTGTTCATCAAGAATTGCGTCAATCTGCTGTGGGGTATGACGCTCAAAAAGAGAGTCAAATTCCGGAATGCTATCAAGGAGGGCGGCGATAGCGTCGGTATCCTCCAAAAGCGCAGAAGTGTTGCGGCGCATTTTAAGGTTTGTTTGTGGATATGCCCCTGGTGTGGTGGGCTTTGTGTATGTTAGGGAGATGTCGGTTCCCTCCATGGGGTCTGTGATGTCACCATAATCGGGATCTAGGATGTATCCCAAAAGATTCTCGTACGCACGCTTTCCGTAGCCATACATCTTGACTCCCTCTTCTTCTCGGCCCCGTACCACGACGGGTGAGAAATAGCGTGCACGAACGAATAGAGACTTAGCAAGCTTCTTACTCTCTTCATCGTTGTTGTTGGTCCCTTCCTTCCATAAGGCAGAGGCAAACTCGCAAATCGGGCAGTTTTCGCCGAAGTTGCGCTTGGGACATACGATTCCGCCGCGATGTTCTCCCACATTATAGTGGAAATACATTTCCTTAAGCGGATCGCCGTCGGGTGAGGGCACAATGCGAATATCTTGATCGCCCTCATCAGGCCTAAACCAGCCTGATTTCTCCTTATCGAACTCACCACGTAGTGTGGCAAGCTTCTTCTTCATTAGGTCCATATTGATTGACATTAGTTTTCTCCTTGTTTTGTTGTTAAAGTATATCAAGCTTTCCTTGATATCTAATGTATCACCCTTGCCGTATCATGTCAAGGGTTATGTTGTTTTTGTATCGTGTTGGTGTGGGCCACGACGTACCCAAAATCACTGTGAGGGGTTTCATAAATTGCATAAGAAATCTTGCGAAAAGCATTCGATGGTTTCTTCTTTAAAGCACCAACTATATTCCTGTGCAACATCCCCTCCTTGGCTAGTCTTTCTTCATTTATACATAAATAATAACACAAATCGCGGTGAACGTCAAGCTCAAAAAACCATTTTTCTTCTAAATT